GAATCCATCATATGTATCTGTTCCCGTAACAAGAAATCCAACCACATCTGCCTTATTTGCCGTAGTAGTCAAGGTGGGAGCAGAACCTCCAGCCCATTTAATTGTACTAAACCAAGTGACTGTCCTACTGCCAGTGGCGTCTTGCTGTATTCTAATCATAAATTTCTGACCCGCTGTTTCATTTGATATAGCGAACACTCTATTTGCACCCAGAGTAACCGTATGCACGTTTGCTTCATTTACATCAAACGTAATTGTAGCCCCATCTGAATTGGCTTTAAGGGCGGGCTTGGTTGCTTTAGAAAAGGTAACAGCTCCGGTAGAAGCGATAGAAATAGCATCGGTATCAGAAGCAGAACCAATATTTCCTCCGTCGGCAACAACCACGCTTGTTAGAGTTCCTACCGATGTAATCGCTGATTGGGCAGCTTGTGTAACAGTCAGAGCGGTACCGCTTGCGTTGCCCGTAACGTTGCCGGTCAACGGCCCACTAAATCCGGCGGCCGTAAGAAGCCCCGTGCTAGGATTATATGTTAATCCTGTGTCAGTCTCAGCGCCCTGAGATCCCGTCGCCCCGTCTACAAAGAGCGGATAAACGGTTTCATCGGCAGTATTGTTGGCACTGACCGTAATGCTGGTTGCCTCTGTGGCGGTGGCGGCGTTTCCAGTACAGCTACCCGAACTGCCGGAGGCATTTCCAGTTAAAGCTCCAACGAATGTAGTTGCCGTAACAGTGCTGGAGTTTGGGTTATAGGTAAACGCTCCCGTATCATCAAGTAATGCGTTACTCTCGTCGTGAAACGTTACTGGAAAAGCGGTGTCTGCTGTTGAGTCTGTTACCGTAACCAATCCGGCTGTTAGACTCGCTGCGGTTCCGCTTGCGTTGGTAGCGACTAATGCTGATGGCGTCCCTAGTGCTGGTGTAACTAAAGTAGGGCTAGTGGCAAACACTAACGCCCCACTACCCGTCTCGTCTGATATTACCCCCGCCAACTGCGAAGATGTAGTAGCCGCCATAACTGAAAGGTTATTGCTAGTATAAACACCGTTTGTTACTGTCGCGGCGTTACCCGTACAGCTACCAGAACTACCGGATGCGTTACCAGTCAAGGCGCCAGCAAAGACTGTAGAGGTAACTGTTCCTGTGCTTGGATTGTAAGTTAGTGTTCCATCGGACTCCAGACCCAAATTACCGCCGTCTACGTCACCGCCTGCGGCAAAAATAATTGCGTTGTCTTCATTTGTGCTTTCGTTGTCTGTAATCGTAACAGTGGTGGCTACCGTGGCGGTTCCAGCAGTTAGGCTAGCGGCAGTTCCGCTTGCATTAGTGGCAACCAACGCCGATGGTGTCCCTAGTGCGGGTGTTACCAGCGTTGGGCTAGTAGCAAACACCAACGCCCCACTACCCGTCTCATCTGATATTACTCCCGCTAACTGAGCAGATGTTGTGGCAGCCATAACCGAAAGGTTATTGCTAGTATAAACGCCATTTGTTACTGTCGCAGCGTTACCTGTACAGCTACCAGAACTACCAGACACATCGCCAGTTACATTACCAGTGAGAGGGCCAGCAAAAGCGTCGGAAGTTACAGTACCATCAAACCAAGCATCTTTAAACTCCAAAGCGTCTGTTCCAAGGTCAACAATATTGTTGGCTCCCGGCGTTAATGCTCCGTCAGTTAAAATTAATTGTTTTTCATTTCCTGCATAAAAGTTAATTGTGTTAACATCTTCAAAATCAATCTTAGTCTCATTATCTTCACCGATTTTAAGGTCGGTAGCAAGTATAGACGTTACAGTAGTTAAAGCAGCATCTAAGTCAAACTCTAGTGTATTAAGCGTTAAACCATCACCCGCCGTGTATGTAGTGTTGGCGGCGGCTATGGTAATACTGTCTGTCGCTGCTACCGTGGTAATAGTAACATTTGAACCCTCAACAAGGTTAAGGGTATCGGTTGCGGACTCAGCAACAACGCTATCTTGACCAGAAACAGCAATCGTTTCAAAACTATTTGAGGCAGATCCTCCACTTACTGTTTGCCAGCTACAGGTTCCATCGCCATCAGCCCTTAAATACTTAGTTGCGGCTTCTGGGCCTGTGGATTTTATTTCTGTACCCTCTATGTCAATGTAGGCTCCATCAATTGCAGTTCCCTGCCACACGCCAGTGCCAATAGTGCCAACGGTTACAAGGTTTGCCGCAGATGTAATAGAGGCCTGCGTGCCACCAGTGACAGTCGCGGCAGTCCCACTGGCGTTACCCGTAACGTTTCCGGTCAATGGTCCACTAAACGCGGCAGCCGTAAGAAGCCCGCTGCTTGGGTTATACGTTAGCCCCGTATCGGTCTCAGCACCTTGAGTTCCTGTGGCGCCGTCTACAAAGAGCGGATAAACAGTTTCATCGGCAGTATTATTAGCGCTAACCGTAACGCTCGTTGCGACAGTAGCCGTTCCAGCGGTTAAACTCGCAGCAGTTCCGCTTGCGTTGGTGGCGACTAGTGCTGAAGGCGTCCCTAGAGCAGGTGTTACCAGTGTTGGGCTAGTAGCGAATACCAACGCCCCGCTGCCCGTTTCGTCCGATATTACTCCCGCCAATTCAGAGGAAGTTGTAGCAGCCAATACGTTAATTTTGCTGGTGGTGTAGACTCCGTTTGTTACCGTGTCAGCATTGCCCGTAACATCGCCAGTTATATCGCCCGCAAAGAGTGTAGATGTAAGAAGCCCGCTACTTGGGTTATACGTTAATCCCGTATCGGTCTCAGCGCCTTGAGTTCCCGTAGCGCCATCTACAAAGAGTGGATAAACGGTCTCATCGGCAGTATTGTTGGCACTGACCGTAATGCTGGTTGCTAGCGTGGAGGTTCCAGCGGTTAGGCTAGCAGCAGTTCCGGTTACGTTAGTAGCAACCAGCGCTGAAGGCGTTCCCAAGGCTGGAGTTACTAATGTAGGGCTTGTAGCAAACACCAATGAGCCGCTACCTGTTTCGTCTGATATTACTCCTGCCAGCTCAGAAGATGTAGTGGCTGCCATTGCCGAAAGATTGTCTGCGGTATTTACGGATTTTCCGGCGGGATAACCACAAAAAACAGTGTGTGTGCCGCTACTCAGGGTTATTTGACTGTCACTGTTGGTGCTTGCAAGCACGGTCGTCCTAGCCAAGGTGGTTCCCGACAAAGTATACGTCCCAATACCGACTTCCCAGCCGGTGCCATTAGCATCTTCGATAACATAATGGGTTGTATTGCCGTCACCAATAGCAGAAAAAGCCTGATAACCAGTCACAGCTCCAGCAAGAGTTACCGTCCCGGTTCCGGTGGTTGTGGTAGTTTCTTTTACTCTATCTTTAAGTACTAAAGCCATTGCCTATGCTCCTTATAAAATTAAGCAAAGGTAATATCAAAATCACCCGCCGAAATGATAAACTGGTCTGTATTCTCAACAAACTTAGTAGCCGTCAATGACCCATACAGCAAAACGTTTCCAGTCGTGGACGCATCTGCTATAAAAACACCCGACACATGACCCCATTCGCTAGTTGCGGCAGGAAATGTTATAGCGTTTTCATTATCTGTAAGACCGTTAGTAGAGCCTGCACTCCAGTATGAATCTCCGCGAATACTACCAACTCTAGCGTAAGACCCACCAGATAATTCATGGGTAAGAGTTCCAGCCTCAAGTTGAGCTGCATCGTATTTGCCTACTAGCCCCACATAAATGTCCGGCTGACTATAAGACGTCCCTCTCAAGAGATGGTCTATAAGCTTATTTTCCAAATGGTTTGACATTGCAGTCATGACATATACTCCTGTAATAATATGTATAAATTATAGTGTGATAATTCCCGCGACAACCTTGTCTACATTCAAGTTATCTATGTAGGGTCTTTCAGGTACCGGCTTTCTTCCGTCTAATGTAAAATCTTTATTTCTTACATCATCAATATTAATCCCCAAGTCTTGAGCCAAATCCCAGTAAGGAACCTGCCACTGTCTCTTGGCGACCATATCTGTTCCGCTGATAGCTGACGATTGTCTATCGCTGGCGGTGTCATTGGAAATTTCTGTAACTGTATTGTTTCTAAAGCCCGATGAATTTAATATCAACAGATGTTTTTTCTCTATTTCTGTAAATGGCCAACTGCTATTTTCGGACTTTAAGTTATCTGAATGAGCTTCTATATCGTCCCACATGGCATCTATATCTAATTCTCTCGAATCTCCATACCAAATTTCTGACCCAGAAGACCCAAACACTTTGTGTCTAGGGCTTTTTAGTCTGTTTTTAAGGAATTCCGAAACATCTATACTTTCTGCTCCAAGAATTTCTTCTCCTAGTGTTGATAGGTTTATTTTCTTAACCGTATCAGTTCCAGTACGCTCAAACCTGTATAAAGAGGCCCTTTCTAGGTATTTCATGAGCAATGAATCATTAGCCCTCAACCCCGTAACGTCGTCAAGAGGAAAGTTATTTACATTGCATATTACCTGAGCGTTGGTTAGATGTATGCGCTCATAAGAGAACGCCTGCACAATATCCCCATCTTTATATGAGGTGTCGCCTTCTACACTGTTTGTTTTTATTAGCAGTTCCATACTTTACCTCTAAGTTCATATTAAAGCTCATTCAACTATGTATACACAAAAACTACAAAAAAACCGCCCCATTGTTGCCAACAGGACGGTTCTTTAAACTCAGGTAAAGTACCTAAATTAGAATGAGCCAGCGAGAACTCTTCTATTATCTAGTACACCAAAGCCGATTTCAGCCCAGCCGTAATACCCTTGGCGTTGATGTCGGTGAAGAGCTTCGTCTTCATAAACTTCAACTTCCTTTTTAAGAGGCATTACAAAACTATCGCTACTTGCTTGGTCAAGACCAATGATAAGCTCGACGTCTGTGCTAGCCAACGAACCACCAAGATCACTCGTGAAGTAATTTTGATATTCTTGACCGTCACCAAACTCGAACAAGTCGTGCAAGTTAACACCGAAGAGTCTCGTCAAAGGAGCTCCGTCGTCAGCTGCCTGATAGATTTCACGTCGTGAAACTTCATCAAGCTGATCGACACCCCAGTTACGGATATCTTCAATAGCTTCTGGAGACAGGTACATATCTGTAAGGCGGCCGTTAGCGGTAACGCTATTACCACCACCATTACGTCTCATAACTGTCTTCATGAGCGAAACAATACGCTTGGTAAATTGACCAACCGCAGCGTCTGCATCATAAACTAAAATATTTCTATCAACAGCAGCGGCGAGCAATGTATGCCAACCGTCGTCGTTGATCTTTTTGACAAAAGATGATTCCAAAACTTGCATTGCACGAGCAATAACGTTCCAGTTAGCCTCACGAGCATATTTTAGCAAGAAGTCAATCGAGCTAGTAATACCGTAAGTGTTAACCATTACGTAATCGCCTTCGACGCTACGTTCTGGAATACGACCGTGACCCGGATTGGTATAAGCGACATGTTCGCTTTCCGTACCCGGAGCAAGAAGGTCGAGTGGGAATTCAGGGGTTGCGCCCGGTTCAAGTGGCATAGCTTCATAAATTGAAGTTACGACATCGCCAAACAAAACTCCTTTACGTAGTGGTGTTTCCAAAGCTTTTGCAATTTCTCGCTGAGCTTCGATAGCCACTGCTTTATCGGAACTGCCTGATTGTTTAAGCAGCGCGATAAAGTCATCTGAAGGACGTTCTTTCATATTCATTATCTTATTCTCCTTTATGGGGCTAAATTATGGGTTGCGAACACGGGCGGGAGTGCCGGGTAAATCAATTTCCACCTTGGCGTAGTTATCTTGATCCATACTGGACAAGAAAATTCCGACTGGTGTATTTGCCGTTCCGCTATCGTCTGCGATGTTACTGCCACTATTAGCAATATTACCACCTAAGGTTACAAAAGCAGGTTCTCCAGCGGAGGGAGCTGTTGCACAAGCAAGATTGCTAGTAACAACATAACCTTTACGAAGAATGGTAACTTTACCACCCTTTTGCACTTCATCCTTATGTTGATTAATATGCTGGCGAGTAAGGTCAAGATTGACCATATCGTTCAGCAAAATCCCCATAGGAGCTTTGCCAGATGCTGCCGTATAAGTGACCAAGGCTGTGCCCTGATCCATAGCTGCACCGCTACCACCAGTACTGAGAGAAACAATCCCCCCTCTAGTGGCAGTTTCGTTCATGAAGAAACTAATGTCAGTTTGAACTTCATTTCTGTCTGATTTAAGAGCCATTATCTATTCTCCTTTTAATTATTTCTTAAGATTAGCCGTTGATTTAAGTAAAGAACCAAACCAATCGCTAGCTGTCGAACGAAGTTCAACCGAAGGGTCGTCTTCGTCAATAGCTTCAGCCATTGCAATGTTCTCTTCCACTTCTACTTCTTCGAGATCTTCAGCAGATGCTTCGGACTCGTCAACCTCTTCTTCAAGAAGTTCGTCGTCGGCCTTAGAGGCTTTCTCGTCCTTCTTATCTTCGTCTTCATCTTCGTCTTTCTTATCTTTGTTGAGCCAAGGTGGCATTTTTGCAACAATAAACTCGAAAGTCTCTTGATCAAGATCTTCAAACTTAGCAATAGCCTCGTCCAGCTCTTCGCCTTCAAGACCAGCTTCGGTTAAAGCGGCAACTCTCTTTTCGAGGGCGGCAGCTTTTTCAATTTCGGCTACTTTAGCAATAGCTTCTTCTTTGGCGGCTTCAGCTGAAGCCAATGATACCTCAAGTTCTTCCACTCTAGCTAGAGCTTCTGTGACTTGAGATTCAAGAGAGGCAGCAGCCTCGTCTTTAGCAGAAATAGTTTCTTCAAACGTTTGCAATTGAGATTCAATCGCTTCAGTCTTCTGAGTTTCCATCTCCTGCTTCATAGTTTCGTTAGTTAGACGCGCTTCGGCCAACTCAGCCTTTAGCTCATCCAACTGTTTCTGTAAAACATCGGACATTGTAGTCTCCTTTATTGATGAAACAGTAATAAATTTACTTTTACATTCACTAAAACTTTGACTATCATTTAAAATGATACTTCGAGGATTAGCAGGTTTAGAAACCAAGCCCTTGCCAGAGAAAGATATATTTCTTAATAATCTACCCACTTCATAACCCTCATACTTTCCTGTTCCACCATAGGCTCGAAGGTGCTTCGACAAAAATGCAGAAGCCTCTTCTCTTGCCACTATCTTGCTTTCGCCCTTAGAATTTCTTAGAGCGTAATCAAAATTTGGGAACAAACATTCCATGGATACGAACCATCGGTTTCCTTCCTCAATCTCTTCTATAATATTAGCCATACGTACTTGAAGATCCATATCACTCCAAGACTTATAGAGCACGGCGTTTGTGATAATATTAAAGTCTTCAGGAGAACCAGCTTGACTCCAGTCAACAGTTCCATCTAAAGACTTACCACCAAAATCAACCACATAATTTCCTGTAATGTGACCAATAATGTCTTTTTCGTCGTGCATATAATTAAATTGTTTGTCTTCGGGAGTCGAGCGTGCTGCCCACATTTCTTGGGGGTCAAAAACATCATCGTTTTTGTTCCAGCCGCTACTCACTAAAACAGAACTTAGATAATAGAGATCGACTTGTTCGTCGTCGTTATCTCTAGCATCCGCATGAGATAAGGCTATAGCCTTCTCTTCATCGGTTATTTCCAGATCTATAGGAGAACAATACGCAATTGTACAGTTATTTTCTATTAAATCTTGAATACCGTCTTCTATTTCTTTCGCATATGCTTTCATGTGAATCTCCTCAAGAGGTAATACACAAAAAATGCGGTTTGACTATTTTTTTAGCTAAAACTAGCAAAAGTAGAGGCGTATATATAGCGCATTTCATCAACACTGGGTTTTCTGTTCTGTGTTTGTGAAAAGTCAGCAATAGAGATTTCTATCTCACTATTAAAATCATCTGATGGCTTTGTATCAGAATCAATGATAGCTTTTATTACATCCGCATCAATATCCATATATGGCTTGACGCCGGTTAAGATACAGAGCTTGAGATATTCTAGCTGGTCAAACTCTGATTTTGTTAAGCTTCGGGCGTTCTTCTTTTTGAAGTGGGCTAGAGCCATAGGCATAACTAACTCAGAAATATCTTTCTGTGCTTCATAGGCCCATAGCGTAGTAGATACGTCGCCCTTGCTGCGAGGTAGAACTCGCTTTTCTTTTCTCTTCTGTTGATCTCTAGAGTTGTTGGGTCTACCGCCCTTCGGGTCTGGAGATGCGGGATCTGTGTCTTCTACTACTGGTTTCGGATCGTCATCAACCTCTATTTTATTTATCTGGTCAATTTCAGATGTGGGAAGACCTAAATTCTCAAGATATATATCATTATCCAAAACGTCTTTGGTAAGTGCAATCTTGGCGATGTCTTCTTTGTGTTGTGGGTTGTGATATGGGCCAGCCTTCTTGGGTGCGAGCGCATCCTTAACTCTAGTCCGTTCTTCTCTACGCACTCTAATCTTTTCAATAGCCGGTAACTCCCTGAATCTTTCAAGAAGTGTTTCGTGAGATATAATATCTCTATCTGCCAACTGGACTAGCAATTGTTTTTGTGCTGCTTCGTCTGACAGTATAATTGAGTCGAAGTGAATCTCTGCGGGGAATCTAAAGCCCATAGCTTTCTGGACAAGCTTAATCTCGTGCTGCCAAAACCCTTTTAGTATCTCTCGACCATATTCGAGTCTTTCTACTAAGGTTTTCAGGCTGACAAAGTTGTTAGTATATCCACCACCCGTAGCCGCACCAGTTAGGGTTGGAGGAATCCCAAGACCCGCATATACGCTTGTCAATACTGGCTGGTATTTTTCTGAACCTAAAAATTTATATACCTGTGTGCTGCTTTCTTTAAAGTCAATCTCAGGGCCCCACACTAAATCCATAGTTCCTCCACCGACATTGCTAGCAAGGATATCTCTGAGTTTATTGATAGCCGCTTTGGTCGGTATAATCTTATGGTCTAAGTCACCAATTCTCCACAATCTAACGTTAGATATAGCGCCATCAAGAGCTGCTAGGTCTGCGAGCTTCATTTTTTCTAGCATAATAATGTCATCGAGGATTGCGTAAATCATTGGATTTGCCCAAAGGTTCCAGTCATCTTTTTTGTAATGGAACATCCTCACTTTGTCTTTATCTAGGGGAATTTCTCTTTCGCCCTGTGCAAATCTTTTCATCATCGCGGCAGGTAGGTTCGGTCGTTTTCCACCGCCAGACATCACCAAAGAATTCATTGTTGTCTTTGACACCTTTAGTACATATTCGAGGTCTCCTGTAAACATCGACGCATCAATATTTTTAACATCGACAGCCAAAGGGTTAAGAAAATCATATTTCCAAGGAATCTCTCTCTTGGTAACGTCTATATTTTCAATCTTCATATCTGCGGCAGCGGTACTTCTCTTGAGTTCGGATTCTTTTTTCTTGCTTATTCTAGCAGTGTTTCTCTTTACCGTAACGTTTCCACATCTGTAAAGATAATTTAAGAATCTCTCTGACCTATCTAAGCCACCAATTTGCTCGAACCATTTTCTATAGAATCTTTCAATTGTCTTGTTTGGGTGGACAAGAGTAATCCCCTGAGAGGCAAAATCCCCCATCAGATCGATAACATTTCTGATAATGCCAACCTTATCATATGCTTGCATGCACGCCTTTATGATGCGTTTTTGATGTGTTGGAACGGCTTCGCCGGGACGAAAGGCAGTATAATCACCCTTGTAAAAACTAGGACGAACTGAGCGAGAAGACTCAATGTCTAGGTATGTTCTATTGTCGTAAGCAAAGGATTTTTGTATGCCATCATAAGCATGAACAGCGTCAGAAGATGCTTCATAAGCCTTGCTACGCTCTTGGTCATTTCCCCATGTTAAATAAAGGTCGTCTGCCATTTGTATTGTTCCTTAAACAATAGTATTGATAATTCTATTACGTTTAGATATACACAGTATTAGTATATATCGCCCATATTTTCTGTAAACCACGAAGGGCCCTGATATAAGGGGCCATCATCACCATCTTTATCGTTCTTTTCTGCCGACCTTTCGGCAAACCCACCGTAGTGGTCATAAGTCCGTACTGTTCTCTCTACAAACATCTGTCTGGCAGACATGTTGGCCATAATCAAAGAAGAGTAACGGTCTTTTCTTAGTCGTCTTTTTCTACCCGCCGCTACCTTTACTTCGGGAGTATCCCACTTTTCTCTACCTAGTCCTGTTTGTGTCATTATAATCATAGATAGCTCATTCTTAAGCTCCTCTATCTCCATAACACAGTCCTCTAGAGTGTCATACACCCTTCCGTGTATACCGTCATCTTCAGCAGAAAGACCGAGGCTCACAGCGTCGAAGTCTGGGAACAAAACGAGCTTATCTTCAAAGTCTTTTCTGAGTCCATGATTAGCCTCTGCGAGCCAATCGTATTTTGCAAACTGACACATCCGCAATATGTGTAATCCGGGTTCGTCATCTGTGTCTTTAGGTTTATCATAATCTATGACTGGCCATATCTTGACCTCTCCCTCTTGAACCTTGTCTTTGTCATGTAGGGCTTCCATAACGGCTATACCGCCACCCTGAGCGTCCAAAGCTATTTCCACACAAGGGAATAC